GACCCCGCTAACTACAAATCTTATCTTAAAAATGTCGCTCGAGAAAATGTTCGACCTTTTAATGATTTTATAATCTTCCTCGATTGGTTTGAATTTCTTTCCACAAAAGGGCGAAATAAATTCGCTAGGGATAATAAAATCCAAATGGAAAACCAGAATTCCTCTTCTATGAAACGTTATATTACCTTAAATCGTAAAGACTGGTTAGAGGAAATAAAAGGAAATTTCGAGGATTTCCACCCTAAATATTCTTATTCATCTTATAATCATTATATCGATTAATATCCGAAATAACTTGCATAATCGCCGAAATCTTCTTTTTTATTGAGGGTTTCTGGTTCTGGTATTTTTTGTCTTATTCCTTGACTTTGTCTATATTCCTTTTCTAACTTTGCTCGAACTCTTGCTTCGACTGCCTCCTCTTCCTTCCTCATTTTCTCTTCTTGTTTTCTTTTAATTTCTTGCTGTTTTTTAATTAATTTCTCGAATTTATCCATATTTTTTAACCATATATTAAAGTCTTCCGCTTCCATATATTCGAGTTCTTCTTCTGTAATTTCGTTAGGTTGTATCGCTGAAACTTGTTCTACTACTTCGGGCGCTTTTTCGATAACTTTTTCGACTTTTTGCTGTGCTTTACTTGCTTTTTTTGCTCTCATTCGTGCTAAGTGTGCTTTCTGTTTATCTGATAATTGTTTCTTTTTTCTTTTTGGTTTTACTTGTGGTTCGGGTTCGCTTTCTTCTTCGCTTTCCACTGAAGGCGGAGGAGGTTTAAAAGCGACGTTTCTTTTTGGTTGCACGGCGAACGGCGACCCCTTAAGGTCTTCTAATTTATCATCGTTAAGGACTGCTAAGTCCTCCTTAATGTCTTCGGCGATTTCGTCGGGAATGTTAATCAGATCTAATACCATTTTATATATATACTTAGAAATTAATTTAGATTTATGATATTTTAATATTTTTCTCTAGGTTTCTATTTTTTATCATAAAAGCAGATTTTAAAAAAAGTAGAGATTTTAATAAGAAATAAATAAAGTTCTTAATTGTTATAAATAGGATTCCTTATAGTTTTTGTTTTTTCTCTGATTTCCTTTTATTATAGTTTTAGAGTGTGTTCTCATTTGTGTTTCTCTTATTAAATGATTTACTACAAATGGGAACAGAACATTATAAAGAGATATGTATCATTTTATACAATTAAAAAAATCTTCGATTAATTTTTCTGGTATTCGATAATTGTCTTTTTGTTTTCTTCCGTGGGTTCCTTGTCCTATGGCGGAATTATGCTTTTTTAAACTAGAAAGTTTCGGTTTAAATCCTTGTATATTAGTCCAGAATCTAGTCCGTTTTTTATATGGTAATCCGTAGCAGTAATAATCTACAATATAATAAGGTATTAAATCGTTTATATATTCTTTCATTCTTCCAGTATTTGGATTTTCAATTATAAAATATTCTGGTTGAAAATAGTCTAATATTTCGAATAATTTATCCACCATAGGAACCCCGAATTTTAAAATATCCTCTTCTATTTCTTCTCGTGTTAATGGATATCCTATATTTTTTCGTCGTCTTCCTATATTTGAAAACCTTAAAATACTCCACCATAAACACACGGGAGATGCAGTGATTAAATAAAAATATTTAGGAGGATATATTTTATAATTCCATTCCATTATATCTTCCATTATATGATTAGATGAAACATAACCAGAATTAAAAGGGCATTCCGCCCCTAAATCTCTATCAAAAGATATAACCTCATAACCCTTTTTAGAAGATACTTTCCCGAAAGAATGAGTTCCAGAGAATAATTCTAAGTGTCTTTTCATATTTTAATTAATATTATATTTTATTTTTTCGAATAATTTTTCTGAGTTGCTACTGAGTGGAGCATCTTATCCGCTGTATCTTCCTTCGATTCCTCTTCTTTTACGGGGTGCTTTTCACTAATATAAATATGTCTTAACATATTAGCGGAAATTTTCTTACCAGTAGGAGCGAAAACCTTATTTAAAAATTTTGATAACTGGTTAGAGGTCATATTACCGCCTCGAGAATCTAGTAAAAATTCGTCTGTTTTATTAAATTTTAACCAGATATTCAGAACTGAATTAAGTTTCTTTCCTACAGTTATTTTTTTAGTTCCGTAATTTTTTGAGGTTTTATAATCTCCGAAATGGAAGAATTTATTATTACGAGATTTATTAACTAAATAATTATTACTTTCTTTTTCGTCGTCTGATAAATCTTCGTATTCTGCAGAAGATATTATTTTCATATCTCCGTAATCGAGGCGAACTGGTGGATTTTCTTCGTAAATATATAAAGAACCGACGACGAATTTCTGTAATAAGTCGAACTGTTTTTTCGTAATTTGGTCGTAATCTTTTCCGAATACTCCTCTATCTAATAAATCCGCTTTATAAGTGGAAACTACCTTTTTTAATTCTTTCATAGAAGACCAGTTTTCTTTCTGTTTTCCCGTTTTTTTATTTTCCTCGATTTGCTGATTATATTTATCGGTATATTCGTCCAGTCTTTTTCGATATACTTTTAGATCTTGATCGTATTTCTCATTTTTATTAAGAGAATCTAATCCTATAATAATTCCAGTTAAATAATTCTTTTGAGTTGTTAGTGCTTTTTCTGAAAGAAATTCTAGGACTTTTTTCTCATCTTTAAGGAAATCTAAATTTTTCGGTTCTCCTTTATTTCCTAAACCTTCATATACTTTTCTAATATTAATTAAATATGCTCGAAGGGAATTAGGTTTAATATTTCGTTTATCGTCAATCGCTTTTTTAATTGCTTCCATAGTTTTATTATATATTTAATTAAGATTTTTTTTTTAAATTTTTTTCTTTATAAATGTTAAATAATTATGAATCTGCAGTTAGCGAAAATTTATAAAGTCGTAAATTTAGAAGAAGATTTAGTTTATTACGGTTCTACGTGCGACCGTTCATTAAGTAGAAGAATGTCTAAACATAAAGTCTCGCATCGAAGATTTAATGAAGTTATGGGAGATATGGAAAAATGTAAAATATATTTAGTAGAAGAATATCCTTGTTTAACGATAGAACAATTAAGGAAAAGAGAACGATATTATATTGAGAATTTTCCGTGTATTAATAAGAATATACCGGGGCGAACGAAGAAAGAATATTATTCCGATAATAAAGAAATAATATCACTAAAAAGTAAAATAAAACGATTAGAACAAAAGATAAAAGAACTTACTAATTCTCCTCCTCCTCCTTCTCCAGAGGTTCTGGAGGAAGAAGAGGATTCGCCTTAAAAGATTTTACTAAGTTTTTTTTATTATAGGAAATCGGCGCTTCGAATATCATATTAGAAAAGTTTTTATACGCTTTCGGGCGATTATTATCTCCAGTAAATCCGTATAAATCTAAGTATAAAAAACCGTATGGTTCTGAAGTTGCATCGGCGAAAAGTTCTTTAAATTTTTCAGTTCCATAAGTTCCGCCGTATTCTTCGGCGAGTGCTTCTACTTGTTTAACGTTAGAATTTTGACTTAAAATTACATAATTACAACACGACCGAACCACGGGCGGAACATATTTTAACATCTGAGTATTATAAACCAGTAATTTAATATTATGATGTCTATAAGAAGAGGCGATTTTAAACATCAAAGAATTTTTATGGATATTCGGGAAAGCGATAAAATCATCAAAAATTAAGGCGATATTCGGTCGTTTATGTTTAGGGATACTATCTTGATAATCTATAATAGATTGTAAATGATTGTCGGAATAATCGCTATATATCGTCTCGGCGAACTCATCATAGAGAAAGCGTGCCGTATCATCTCCGTTCGCCATTGTAGAAGAGTATATATATACGGCGTCGAATTGTCCCGAATAGAAGTTAGGATTCTGCAGATAATTAACTAATCTAAGAGTTTTTCCCGAGCGAGGTTTCGCTATATCAATAACTAAAGCGCCTTTATTTATATCTGGGAGTCTTTTATCGAATTTTAATGTAGTTTCCACGGGAGGCGCTTTTACTGGAAGTATAGTTAAATCGTTTTCGTAGTCGTTATTCATTACTATATATATACAATATTATTTTTTAGATTGTTCTCATTTGTAAAAAAAAAAATTGAAAAAAAAAAATTGAAAATAAAAATATATTGATACATTATAATATAAAATGCCTCAAATTACTAAAAACGAAATCTCAAAAAAAAAAATTGAAAATAAAAAAATTGAAAGTGATACAATTAAAAATATAATGGATAAAAAATTACTTAAAGGAAAAACTACTAATACAATTAAAAGCAAAATGAATCACCCTTTTAACTGTTCTAAATGTAATAAAGGTTCTTATACTTCGACGTGTGTTTCTTGTATGAGAATGGAAATCGAGAAAGACCTTAAGACAGAATTCGAGGAAATTAAATCTAATAATAATATAGTTATGAAAATCGAAGACGTATTTAAAATTAAATGTCGGAAATACGGGAAAGAACCTTTCGGGGTTGCTAACTGGACTTCTCCGAAATCACAGAGTAAAAATTACAAAGCGACCGCAGATAATAACGTCGGTATAGTTTGCAGTAAAGAATCGGGAGTTTTTGCTGTCGATTTAGATTTCTACACTAAAAAGAAACGAGATGGAACTCTCGATACTTTTGATCCAGACACAAACGAGGAACACGGACTATTCTATAAGACTTTCGGTAAGGACGACGAATTTATTAAAAAGTTTGATACCTTTACACAGAAAACGCCGAACGGTGGAATTCACCTTCTATTCAAACATAAGGAAGGATTAATTCAGACTTCATCTAAAAAATATAAGATTGATACTCGGGGAGGAAATACTAATGGATATATCGTAGGATTCGACTCGGTGGTCGCTGGTAAAAAATACGAAGTTATTCACGATACAGATATTAAGGAAATTCCAGTAGATCTCGAAAACTTTCTTAAAGATTATATCTTCGATGCATATCCAGTCAATAATAAAAAGAAGAGAGTTCGAGGTCGAAAAGTTCTCGATTCTATCGAGAACCGAGAGTTCGAAGTCGAATATTCTTACAATATTCCAGAATCAAAAGTTCGGGAAGTTGTTTCTAAACTTCCTTCAGTATATTTCGAAGACTTTACTAAATGGTTTATATTTACTTCGGCGATGAAACAATTAAACCAGAAAGAAATCTGGACGGAATATTCTAAAAAATATTCTAACTATGATTCTAATAAAAACGAATACTTCTGGAATAAGGTAAAATCGCGGGTCGATTCTGGTTGCTATTATTTCGAACATCTGGCGAAAACTGCTGACTGTTCTCAATTAATTACAGAATGTAAATATAAGAAAGTTCCCTCGAATAAAGTTGTTCCCGACCGTTTTATCGATGTAGAGAAACTCGGATACGGATTAGAAATTACATCTAAAAAAGATATGATTATTAAATCAGATACCGGGACGGGAAAAACTACTCTATTTAAAAATTACATCGAAAAGACTAATTCGAAATTTATTAGTATTGTATCTCGTAGAACACTGGCGAACGAGCAGTTCGAAGACTTCTTAAATATTGCAGATAACGTAAATTACTACGAACACGGGTCTTTCTGGACTGAGTCGGGTTCGATGGTTATCTGCATCGATTCTCTACTAAAGATTTCGAACTGGGACTTTTCTAACTATACAATCTTTCTCGATGAATTCGACTCGATTATTAAATATCTTATTAAATCTCCTACGATGAGCGCTATCAAAACAGAACTATTCGATTTTATAGTAAATGATATTTTTATGAATGCGAAATCCCTCGTTATGGCGGACGCGGATATTAGCGATATTTCTATGAAGTTTATCGACTATATTCGAGTTCTACGAAAAGAAAGGGGAATCGATAGGGACTTCGAATTTATTCAGAACAAATATATTCACAATCGAGGAACACCCGCCGAGGAATTTTTCAGAAAAGAAACTCTAATCACAAAAGCGAAAAAGACTGATAGGTGGTTATTCGCGGTAGATTCTAAAGAAGAAGCGATTAATATTTACAAAGAAATACACACAGAAGAGAAACCAGTCGTTCTTATTATTGCAGAAGATAACATTTCAAAAGATAAAGAAACCTTCTGTAAATTATCAGAACACGAACGAGTAGTTTTCTCTCCTAAGATTGTCTATGGTTTAGACTCGAACGGATATCTAGGAAAACACGAACGCGAAGTATTCTGTTATTATAAAGAACATACTATTTCACCTTCGAATATGCTTCAACAGATTAACCGAGAACGGAAGATCTCAAAACTTAACTATATGTTCGAGAAGAAACAATTTAACGAAAGCGAATATTCTTCGCTCGATGATATGAAGGAAGACCTTTATAAAGATAACGAATTCGCTCTTAAACAATTCGAAAACGAAGATTCTAAACTTAATAAAATGTTCGTCGAATTACTAGTCGATTACGAATATATTCTCGATTGTTATCAGACTAATAAATACGCACACTTTCAGACACTTATCAAAGAACGGGGATTTATTGATAAGACTATCGAATATAAACCGCACCGAGAGGCGCCAGTTTCTAAGATTTAAAAGAAAATTATCAAAGCGAAAGTAAAGAAGAATACTAAACAGTATTTCCTCGAGACTTGGAACACTGCAGACGCTCTTAACTCTCGACTAAATGAAGATATTCTAAATATTCATAATACAGTCGATATTCAAAAACATAAAGACTTATACCAGATAGCGGGAGAAACTGAGAAATATCTATACACGAAAAAGTTATATATGGATTCCGCAGAAAAAGTCGAAAGGGATTTAGATAAGGATAACGACTTCTCTATCCTCAAAGTTAAGGGAGGACAGAACAAAGTAAAATTTATTAACGATATTACAACTGAAATCGGTATCAATAAAAATCTTGAAGTAGTAGAACAGAAGACACTTACAGAAGAACGAGTAAAGAATATTAATGTAGAATATAAAAAGGTATTTGGAGGAAGGACTAAAAAGGATATCGAACTCGATTCAGATTACAATAAGAAACAGTTTGTAGCGACTCTCTTAAAAAATGTCCTTGGAAAAGACTTTCTCAAAAAGAAGAAGGTTCGTAAAGGTAAGAAAACAGAAACCGAAGTTTCAATCAATATCGAGAAAGTTGAAAATATGAGAAAAATCTATGACCTAGGAAGGAATAAAAAATTAGTTGGTGCAGTTCTAGCAGAAGTTCCAGAAGAAATCAGAGATATCAAAAGAAAAACGAATACGCTAATTCGACAGAAATAAATCTTATAATAATATTAATAAATGTCTGAAGACTTGGATTTCCCTACTAAAGAAGACGCCCTTCGAGATGTGTTCTCATTTGTAAATATGATATTTAATAATTTACTACAAACGGGAACAATTATTTTCGAGAGACTTTATACTTATCGAATATCGCTTTATCAACTTTTTTCGCCTTTCCCGCAGTAAGTGCAGAAGCGAGTCTAGCATACGCCCACGCGGAGGCGCTAACATTAGGACGCGACCCCGAAGAATAATAAGCGCCTCTCCCTTTCTTTAAAATTTCTTCTTGTCCGGCAGATTTCAGAAGATTATCATTTATCCACTTTTTATCAGTGATTTTTTTATTATACATTTTCTCAAATTTAATCACGTGAGAAGATCTTTTAGTCTTTACAGAATCTACTTTAGGTCTATCCTTTTTTTCTATAATTGATTTAACTTGTTTTTTTTTATCTTTTGCAGATAATGCTTTCGGAACATATTTCGAAGGAACTTTCTTTTCAGTATCTCCAGATTTAATCTTAACTTTTTTTACCATTATTAAAATATGAATATAAAAAAAAATTGATTTAAAGAAAATTTAATATATATACATAATAATATATAATGACTAACATTAAAAAAACCCGAACTGAAAATAAATCCTTCTACCATTACGTCGCTACTAAAAAAGACGACGAAGGAAATCTGGTAGGAGATTCAAAATATTATTATACTCATAAAGATTTAAAAGAGGACTTAGGAATCCCTCGTCCTACTCTTTATCGACTAGTAAATAATCCAGAAATTAAAAGTAAATATAAATACAATATTAAAAAAATTTACTTACATACCTCAGTTATTGATTATATGACGACATCGAGCGAAAGTGAATCCGAATAATTTTTATTACTTCTATTTCTTTTATTTAAAGAAAAATATACAGTATATATTATAATGTATATTACTCTTAATCCCGAATTCGAAAATAACGAAAAAATCGTTTTTTTGTGGAAAGACCTACTAGCGACAGTTAATAATTATAAAGAACTTTTAACTAATGGAACGATAGTTAAAGGAGGTTCATATTATCCGAGATTGAAAGATACAAAGAGAAGGGGTATTCGAGCGTTTAAAGAGTTGCAGTCTTTGGACTGCTGGAGCGATTTTGCTCGAGATTTGCTCGCTAATTGGTTAATAAAAGAGAGAGATCTAAATAATATTTCGGGGATTAATTTTATAAATACGGATTTTAATATATTAGACTTTCATCTATTAACAGATAATCTCGATTTAATCGACTTCTGTAAAGAAGAACATTTCGTTTTTAGCGAAACGCCTCCTAATCATATTCCAGTCGAGGAAGTAGCGGTAGTTCCATTCGACGAAAAAGTGAAGGTAATTACAGACTATTTCGAAAGTCTTGAATTTACCAGAAAGGAAATCGCGAAAACTATTTCAATATTAGCGGGATATTTAGAGGAGAATCTTTAATTTTTTGATACTGATTTATAATATTTATCCGCCTCTTTTTTTGTAAGAAAGTCCTTATAATTAGAAAGTTTATTTAGAGGTTTAACATCTATTTTTAAATCAGACTCTGGAGAAAAGTTTTTTATTAATTTTCTTAACTGTTCTTTTTTACTTTCTGAAATATTATTTATCAATGTTAAATCGTAATCTTTTCCTTCTTTTGTAAATAAATTATTAATTCCCATTTTTTCGGGTTTGTTCGAACCGTTTTTTAATACTGTATAATATTCGAAGTTCTCTTTTCCTACTATTTCCGCGACTTGTTTTTTAGGAACTACTCGAGGTTTCTTTTTTGGTTCTGGTTTTTTCTCTTCTGCTTTTTTTACTGGAGGTTTCGCTCCCCCTTTATCGTTTTTTGACTCTGCTTTCTTTTTCTTTGGAAGTAAATCTGTAATTTTCTTTTGTCCTTTTGCTTCTCCCGCTTTTGCTAATTTAGATAAAGAAGATTTAGGATTCTTCTTATCCTTTTTAACCATTTCTTTAACTGCAGTTTTAGAGGGAAGTTTATCTCCGTGTTTTTTATCTACTTTTTTATCCTTCATAACTTTAAGGATATCCTTTTTAGATTTCCTTAAATCTTCCATCTTCATATCGATTCGGAACATATCGACGATATGAACTAATTCTTCTTTAGAATATTTATCGAGAACGGTCATTTTCTATATATTTACATAATATTTTATTTTGTTCTCATTTGTATAAAATTAATTAAATAGATTATTACAAATAAGAACAAATTAAGAACCCGAATAATTTATCGCTCTGTTTTCTAAACTTGAAACTGTTTGGTTCGATTGCTGTTGCGACATAATTCGAGCGAGTTTCATAATCCTTTCTTCTTCTTTATGTTTTTCTGAATCGCTTCCGCCTTGTTTGATTTTAATTGTTGCTCTGGTTATAGGTTGTAATTCTGTCGCCATAGTGTTATCGGGGTTTCTTACTTGTAAAGATAATTCGTTAAGAACTAAAGTTTCTCCGTTATTTAAATCTATATAATCTTCATAATTAGAAATAAAGGTTAGAGCGCCCGTGCTGTCGTCTGATTTAAATTCATTCTTAGGGATTACTTTAATAGTTTTTCCCGTTGTTTGTGCTTCTCCTTCATAAGAACCGACGTTTCCTAATTCTGGGATAGATATATGGATATTATTATCAGTCTTAAGTTTAATCGGTGCATCGTTGGAAGTTATAGAGAGAGTCTGTGCGTTATTTGTGATAAAGTTATCTCTGAATCCTATTGTAGAACCTAAGTTTCCGCTCTTCATATCTGCGACGAATCGAGTCGGCGCTCCTCCTCTTCCGTTAATGTCTGCTTGCTGTAATCTATTAAGAAGGAAAGTAGAAGAGGCGGTTAAGTCTGCGCCTACTCTTACAGAATGAACCGCTGAAAATCCGTCTTCGTGGTTTGCTTCGTTGTGATTATTTGAGATATTAGTCTGGAGTTCTCCGTTAATATCTGAATAAGAATTTATTAAAGTATGATTAAAAACTCCCGATAATTGAAGTTTAGCGGGTATTAAAGTTGGAGCGGGTAAGGTATCATTCTGGACGTTAAGGGGATCAACTGCGAAACCAGTAATAACGAATCCTCCATTTAATCCGAAAGTCGCTTCGGGTTCTACTTTAAAAGTCATTTCGCCGAGTTTTTGAGCGGGGTCGAGAGGGTTTGCTTTATTTGGATAAATTTCTAATGTGTAAATATCTCCCGCTTTCTGTTTTAATCCTAGTTCGTCGAAATTTGCTGAAACTACAGTTCCCGCCGCTCCTTCGGGAGTAGTGATTCCCGTTGAGTAATCATAGTCGGCGTGCATTCCCGCGTCGTCTGCATCGATATTAATTGTAAATTGATTATTCGCTCCCGCTCCCGCGTTTATTGTAGTGAAATCAATATTATCGAAATTATAAGCGGTCGGGTGCTGTTGGAGTTCATCTGGAGAAACGAAGGGAATAAAAGGAGCATATTTAGGTTGAGCGCGATTAACTGTTGTGGTGTCTGCTACCATTCCTCCGCCTCCCGCTATTGGGACTCCCGCTGTAGAATATATAATTCCGCCGACTTGAACTCCGTTAATAGTTTGTGTATAGACATTAACTCCTCCGTCTGCATTATTAGCAGTATCTCCCGCTCCGTCTGGAACTGGTGTATAAGTTGCTCCGTTATCAGATGATATTAATAATCTTACGATAAAAGACCTATTAGAAGAATTAAGTAAAATTTCGAATCCGAGTTTCTCTTGGTCGTTATAAACTGCATCTACGAAAGCGTCAGTAAAGGTTCGTCTTAAAAACTGATGTTTTCCATTTACGGCGAGAATAGATGTAGTTCCTCGTCTTTGTTTCAAAGTTGAAATATTAATAGAGTGATGTCCGTTTGCTGGATTTGTTTCGACTCTTACTAAAATATCGGCGAAATTACGATTAAAATCTGCTGTAGATAATTCGTTCCCTAATTCGCTAAACTGTTTTCTTACTATACCGAACGTAGTATTATGTAATTTATTTTCGAAAAAATTTCCCGCGTCATCTGACCCTAATTTACCGATACCAGTAATCCGAAAAGAACCTTCGTGAGTAATAATTCCTCTTCTCATCATACACGATTTACCCCGATTCGCTTCTGTTATTCCCGCAGTAGTTATCTCGCTGACTTGATTATCTTCATCGCGATTAACTATAGTAAGAAGATTTCCAGTTTGTCCCGTGAGTTTGCTCCACGAACCGCCCCGAGTTGTAGGTGCTGGAACGTGAGCGTAAGAAATAGTAAAAGAGTCGAGGGTGATTGGATTTGCTTGAGGATTGCCCGCTGTGAAAGCGACTGTAAAAGTATAATTCTGTTGAACTCTGGAAGCGTTGAGCGCTCTCTGCATTTCGAATGCTAATAAATCTCCAGTTTCATATCTACCGATAGTTAAAGTCGCATATCGATAACCGACTAAATTCGCGTCTCCGATTGCATACGCTATTATTCGGTTCGCTCTGTGTATTCTATAGTATTCGTCGTCTCGGTAATGATAGAAATTTACTAAAGCGACGCTGGAATGTGGTTTAATAATGATAGGTTGGGGGAAGTGATTTTTAAAATCGAAGGGTTTCTGCTGTGGATCGTTGATAGTCGAAGAGGAAAGACTTATTAAAGACATATTATATATATTAAGTTATATATTAATTTTTCATTTTTCTATTAAATTATTTTATTTCTAAATGATATATAACTATGTTAAAAAATATTATTCATAAAGACGAAATCGAAGAAAGTCATAAACCTAATAACGCTTCACTTTCAAAGATGGAAAAGAAAGTTAAAAAAGAAGTAGTAGAAAAAGAAAAACCTATAAACCCGAATTTCATATTCGAAGGATTAAATAAGAAAGTAAGTAATAAAAAATTCAGAAAACCGAAACCAGATGAAAAGACTAAACCGAAGATAGAGTTTATCGGGGATTATTAGGTGTTCTCATTTGTGATTATTCTATTAATAAAATTTATACAAATGGGAACATTTAATTACTCCCGTATATTGAAGCAGTTATAGAGGTTAAATTGCTTAAACTTGTATTACTAAGTCTTAAATGTGTTAAACCATTTAAATCTAAACTTAAGACCGCTTCTCTTTTACCGCTTCTTACTGCTGGAGTTAATGTTCCTATTTTATAATATTTCGCTCCATTGCCCGACGCTTCGACGTCGATAGTGTCTAAAGTCCCCACGTTAGAATCTTCGTATAATAGATTACCTTTATTAAAGGCGCTAATACTTGCGATATTTGAAGTAGTTCCAGAGTTCATCGCTTCGTTATTAAGTAAATTTCCATTAGTTCCGAAATCACGAGAAGTTATAGATACTAATAAATCTCCGTTTCCATCACATCTCGCGGTCTTTACGTTTGAGTTAGTTTGGTCGTGTAATGATAGATAAACTCTTTGAAACGAATCGCTTTCGTTATAACTTCCTATAGCGGGAGTTTTACTTGTTTCACTTACTCTTAAAGTTCCCGCTCCGTCGCATATTGCATTCCTTATAACGTTATTATCTACGTCTCGGACTCCGAGTAATACTTGTTCTCTTTCGGTGCTGTCTGCTGGTGGAGTAGCATTCCCCGCGATTTTGTTTGGGTGGTGCTTGAGATGGAATTGAGCGTGATCTTTATCGAGGAAATTCTGTATAGCGGATAATTTAGTATCTGTAATAGTTTGAATATTTGTTAATTTTGTGGTGTTAGTCGAATGACTGCTATTAGCGGTTGCGATTGCTGTAAGTTTGTCGAGTTGTAATTGCTGAAAAGTTCCGTAAGGTTGAGACATTACTAATATATATATTAATATATTTTATTTTTTATAATCCATATTTTTTTTTATAATTACGAATTCCTCCTTTTAAAGTTGGAGCAGTCCAGAGAACAAAATAAGAAAGCGCCCCGGGACTTAAACCCGTCTTTCCTTTTTCTGTTTGTAAATCTTTCGCGTGTCTAGTTTGATAATTTGTTCTCACTTGTTCTCTTTTTGCTTTTTCCTTTTCGTAGAATTGAGAATCTTTTTTATTTATTAGAGTAAAGTCCCTATAACCTTTCGCTCCGAAACTAATCTTCTTTTCCTTTTTAGTTTCTTTATCGATGAATATTGCATCGAACTTTTTATCTTTTTTAGATGATGGATTAATACTTTTTAATTTCATTCTATATTATTACTCTTTATTTTTTTCTACTGGTTCTTTTTTAATCCATTTATTAGATACGGGGTCTTTATAATAATCATCGTTCTCTTGGAACTTCTGTATTACTAAACATCTATCGAGTATATCCATTATAATTCTCTTATCATATATAGACATTAAGAAACGAATACGGTCGCAGTCGGGGCAGAGACCTTTCATTATAATCCATTCTTCACGACACAAAGGACACGTAAAACCCATTTTATTTATAATCTATAGTAATATATTAATTCAGAGTATTATAATATATTAGTTTTATGATACTTTTAATAGTTCTTTTATTTATAGGACTTAAAACTGTAATAAATTATATAATTTATGTTTCTTTTAAGTGCTAATATACATATAATAGTATAAAACTAGCATAAATATAAGGGTATTTAAAGATTCCATAATAAGAATACCTAATAATACAGTATATATCATAATGTCTTTTATTAATTAGGTAAAATATAAATAAATAAATTATAAATTAGATATATAAATTAGAGATGTAAATCTTTAATACTCTTCAGATTTTGCGCCTCCTTTCTTCGTTATGTTTTTATCTGCCTTAGGTTTATCCTTGGCGAATTTCTTAACTCCTCGTTTCGACTTATCTTTAGGTTGCATTTCCTTTTTAGATTCGTCTTTTTTCTTATTACCCTTTTCTTTTTCCTTTTTAAATAATGGAGAAGCGACCTTTAACGCTTCTTTATATGATATCTTTTTATCGCTTGCTACTTTTTTTACGAATTCAGTCCAGTTTGTCATTTTATATATATAGTATGATTATATTTTATTTTTGATATTAAAATAATTTGTTCTCATTTGTATTAAATTTATTAGATAGGTAATTACAAATGAGAACAACTAATCGAAGGTTATAATAAAATTTCCATAAGTCTTCGTAGTCCTAATAATCTTTTCTCCCTTCCACGAAACCCGACTTCGATATCCTCCTTTTTTTACTAAATAAACTTTTTGATAATTCTTAATCTTATCTTTATTTTCTAAATAATATTTCTTTCTATATTGTCGCTGATATTCTTCGTATAACGGGTCTAAGTATTTAAATTTATATTTATCTTTATCTACTTCAATTATCATTCTATTATTATTTATTGAGATAATTATCATTTATTAATTATCCTTCTTTTTATTACGTTGATTATCCTCGGTTCTTCTTACGTGTTGAGGGATTGGAGTTGCATTCTGTGGAAGACTTCTTAACGGTTTAGTAATTTTATATATTACTGAAGAATGAGATTCTAATTTAGGTCTGCTTCCATCTGGTAATCTGATAGAAGTTTCGATTTCTGTTATTACGAAATCTTTTGTAGCAGTGAAAACGAAATCAGTCGAGGGACTATAAAAAAAATCTCCTTGATTATTTTCTCGAGTTAATATTCCTATAGCGGGGATTTTACTCTGTCCGTCTTGTCCTCCTATAAATTGAGTATCTACTCCGCCTTCTAATATGGAACTATAAACTAAGAAATAAGGTATTTCGAGTTTAGTTGGAAGTTTAAAAGCACTTATAGCACCTTGAGAAATATCGGGAGAACTATCTCTTAAACTATCCATACCGAGATTAAATACTGGCGCGTCATCTTCATTTAAAGAAAGGGTCTGAACTTCTGCTGAAGATACATAAGAACCCGTAGTCGTAGGTTTTGTAAAGAAGTTCGGTATATCTTGATATTTAAATCCCGCGTGAGTTTGGAATAAAAAGTCATTTGTAAAGAAAGCGTTCGATTCTCCTATCCTTGGTAATAATTGATTTAAATCGAATCCTATTTTATCAAATAAAGAAAACTGAAATTTCGTTAAATCTGTTTCTGTTAATTGAGTAATATTCCCCGACTTATCATAAAGTCCTAAACCTTCGATACTTATCCCGCTCTGTGAATCTAAAATACTTCCTTCTTTCTGTCTTACTTGAAAATTACTTATTCGAGTTATAGATAAAGCGATAGGATTTCCATCTGCTCCGTTTATCTGGTCTCCTCTAGGTTTTTGCTCTTTAGATATTATTTGTCCCTTCCTATTTAAATTTAATACTTGCTGATTCGGGTTATCGTTTGCTTCGAAGTTATTTAATATATCAGTTAAAAGACCGTTCCCCGTATTTACTGGAGTATTCAGTCCAGATATCTCAAAACGAGAGAGACCCGGATTAAAAGTTATACTCGGATTAACTGCTCCTATATATCCATAATTTATATAGTTAGCGCCGTCTTCAGTTCCTCCCGCTAAACTTGCACTTAGTTCGTTATTAATTTGAGGATTATACATAAATACCGCTTCGTTTCTTGTGAATGATTTATCTAAACCGATTTTAGTTCCGAAGGTTGAGTTCGAAGTGTCTAACCTATAAATATTATTTAGTTCGTCAGTTCCGAGTAATGGTTTAAAAGTTTCATTCGGCGCTCCTATTTCAAAAGCAGAAACGAAAGCGATAAAAGGAGTTTCTAAAATTTGGTCTATTCCTCCTCGGGTCATTGTTAGGTTTCCAGTAGCGCGACAAAAAACGGGAATCGCTCCTATATCGTTATCTTGTGAAAGTTTAATATATTGGTCGTAAGTTTGGGTTATATTGTGTTCGTTTGTATATGTAGAATTAAAGAAGGAATTAAAACTTATATCTGCATTAGTGGTAAAATTAAAATTACTACTATCGGGGGTAAAAGTTTCCGCGTCGAATGTTCCTCTATAGTTTGCAGTATCTCCGTTAGGGTTAGGAGTTGTTCCATCTGGCGAACTACTATTAAATAAAAATCCCTTTTGAAATCTACTCTTTATCCATACTCCGCCGAGTTGTTGTCCGTCGTTATCTAAATTAAAAAAGTCTTTCTGATAACCTTGAAGAATTCTTCCCGTGGTTGGGTCTGCGAAATTATGATCTACTGGGATTTCTACGTGTCCGAAATTATTTGATTCTGCTAAAGTTGCGAATTTTAATCGCTGTCCTTTAAGAAGATTTCCCGAAGTATCTCGAATTAATACTCTATTACTGAATTCGTCATCGTATGCCCCGATATCTAAAAATACTCCTAATCTATTTTTAAAATCTTGAGAATCTACGTCTATATTTTGAGTTAAATCTCCTATATACTTTTCCGCCTTTTTAAATCCTTGAGCGAGTGCTGTAATATTTGCTTGAGTATATTTAAGATTTGTTATAATTAAATTTCCTTTAGCGAGTTGAACTGCATTACTGACACCCGGGTCTGCTGTATTTTGAAAATCTGTATTCTTAAAAGTATTTAATAATACTACGTGATTACCGAACTCTCGAGTATGACCGAAACCGAAATCGCCCGGACTATTTATTCCCGTGGTTTGAGTATTTACAGAACCTAATCTACCCGTTAATATTTGCGTGTCGCTATGGTCTCCCACTGACTTTGAATATCCATTATTAAAATAATTTAAACCCTCGATTCTTTCTGGTTCTAACCACGCGACAGAATTATAAAAACGATTTCTAACTTTAGTAAAAGAGTTTTCGTCTCCATTTGCATTTCCATTTAAAGAACCATTCATACAGACGGGAGAATAAGTAGGAGTATCGATAACGACTGGTTCAAAATCGAAAGATATATCCCCCGTTTCTGAGCGGTGAGCGTTCTCCATATTACTATATTTTAAGAAAGGCGCTGTATCGTTTTGTTTTGTAATTTTGCTCGGTTTGTGAAGTTGGTCTGTAAGAATTTCTCCTACATTATCGGGAGTCGCGAAACCTACTGGAACTTCTAAAGTAAGAGACCGAGTTCTTTTACTGAAATTTCGGTTATATAATTCTAAATCGTTTCCTACTGTAGCGGGATTATTTGCTAAGTATTCTCGAGGGTCGCAGAATCCCGCGAACGTTATATTATTAAAGTAATATCTTTTTCCATCGAAAAAATCTGAAGTATTAGTTTCTTTAAAGTTCTCACTTGGAAAACTTGTTAAAGTGAATTGATGATTTACGGAAGTCGCGGGGAACGCTGGAGTTCCTCCTACTGGGTTCGTTAATTTTATTTTAGCGAGTCCAGATATTAAGGCGTTAGGGTCATATCCCGAACCAATATCGAAAACTTCGAATTTATCTATAATACCATAAACGTTTCCCGTCGAGGTGGTGGAGATTACTTTAATTTTCATTCCAGAACCAGAAAAAGCAGTTCCCGCGGGATTTGCGGGAGGGTCGATAGTTGTATTATATACGAGTCCCGCTTTATATCCGTCGTTTATTTGATTCGGTGCTGAACCTCCTTTAACTGCTTCTGTAATTCTGAATAAGTAATTACCGAATACGATTGAAGAACCAGTCATTCCGTCATAAGGATTTCCCGTATAGGTAGTAGGATTTCCCGAATCACTAGGAAAGAAAAATGTTTCTCCTATACTTCTTTTCGAATAGGTGTATAAATAATTCTGGTTTGAATGTGCTAATATTGCTCCGTTAGTTTTATCGGTTATAGTTGCCCCCGCTGGTGGGTCTGTCATATTAGGAGTTAAAGTAGTATCGTTCGCTCCCGCTATTGTTTGTCCGTTTCCTCTATATGTGGTATGACCTATTAAAGGTAATTTTACAGTATTAATTCCACTATTATTTATATAAAAAGAATAAGTAAGTTCTAATTTATTATCTAAGAATCCGTTCTCGTTTTCTACTCCTCTAAATTCTATAACTTCGTCGCTCGCTCCTCTGGAATTTACTATCGTTTCTTCTAAAGATATTTCGTCTCCCGCATTAATAACAATTCCAGAAGAGGAGATATTATTTATCCAGTTATTTTTAAATTCGTCGTTTGCATTTTCTAGAAGGTTTCCTCCTTTACTTCGAAGGCGATTACATTCTAATAATAAAAATTTACTCATTACTAATTATTATAATAACATATAATTTTTTTATATGTTCTTATTTGATGAAAAGATATAAAAGATAAAAATACAAATGAGAACACAATTAAGCGGAAACCACTACTTCTCCGTTTCTAATAGTGATTAACCTTTCGACCATAGTAAAGACTCTCATTTCTCGTGCTACGTGATTATTATTAGTTCTCTTTAATTTCTTCTGAATAATAACGGGTTTAACTCCTATCTTTTTACCATTTCCTAAAACATTAAATCCGCTTGTAGTTGCATCGTATCCGATATAATTTGAAGTTGCTCGAAGACCTACAGTTAATAAATTCGCGGCGTTCGCGCCGTCTGGTAGTTGATGCCCTTCTATTTGACCGATATATACTGAATTCTGATTTAATTGGTTGTCTGCTGTCGCTTTATTAGTATCGGCGTCGAATGAGAATAACTGGTTAGGAACTTGAAGAGGTTTGTTAAATACTTGAGTAAGTTCGTTATACTGCTGAGAAGGTCTGCTGACGTCTCTATCGTATAATCTGTTCTCATTAATTCTAAAGTTATATTCTGTATCTGTGTGAAGTGCAGTAGATAAATACTGACCGAGTAAAGTATGATTCTGACCTACGTTCTTTTCTGCTACTAAAATACTACGAACAGTTCTTCCACTAACTGCTAAATCTCTTTCGATTTTCTGTTCTTGAACTGCACCGATACCGGGATTCGCAGTTGCGGGGATCTGAGCGTTAGTTGTAATCATATCTTCGTATAAGTAAGTTAATCCGTTCTGTGAGAAAATCTGCGCTTGAGTTTTCGCCATAGTATCATCGGTATAATATAAATGGTCGCTATAAAATTTAATATTTACAAATGAAGGAACGATAGTTCCGTTAGTAGCGTTATCCGTTGTTCCCGCTGTGAAAGCGCAGATAGTCCCGTCGTTAATTGAGGTCTGCTGATTTAAAATTAATCTTATATATACATTTTCTTTCATCGCGAAGAGTGGTAATTGTCTAGACCTCATAAAGGGGACTAACTGAGAAAGAGGAACACAAAATACGGGAGTAGTCGCGTCGTCGGCAGTTGGTTTTATCATATCGGGAACTACTGCTCGAGCGGTGTTATCCGCTGCTTTAGTAGTGTAATTTAAATCTTTAGGAGCGAGACGACCAGTAGCGGTGTCATTCGCGTTATATCTATCCATACACGCCCCGCTCTTAACCATATCTACGTTAGCGCGGTGTTCTGGTGTTTCAAACTGTCGAACCATAGTCGCATAATGAGCGTAATCGTCATTTGAAGCGATCACCTTCGAACCGCTTAAAAGTTGAACTGATTTTATTAAACCGTGAATACCAGTTTTTAAAGGAAAGAAAGCGCCCGCTCCTCCTACTAATTGTTTAACTGCTAAAGATACAAAAGAACCGCCGTCTAAAATTCCATTCTTAGGAATCTGAAAAACGATTTCGGAATTAGAAGAGGAGATAGGGTCTAAAACTTCCGTTTTAACTTCCATATTCTCGGCACTTTTTAAAGTTCCTACTTTAAGGATATCGGGTAATTGAGAACTCATTTTATATATATAAACTAATATATTATTTTTTATTTTAATTTTTTTATTAAAATTTTAAAGTAAAAAAAAGAGGATAATAAAAATTTAGTTTTGAACCATAATTCCATTAGGAGAATACATTAAGACATTTTTCGATTTTACGTAAGTAAATACTGAATTCGGACTCTTACCATCGAGCGAAGACTGAATTCGAGTAGAGTATGTCTGTCCTTTAAAATTGACTCCCATATCTGAAACTCTATCTAGTGCTAAACCTACTCCAAAATTCCTAACGTTTTCATCTACTGAAACTCCGTTCTGTTTATTTTCAGTTAGAGGGGCGGAGGTGTCTTGGTAGGGAAGAGGGTCTGCTCCACCTAGACCTAATAAGGCGTTCTGATTTAGAAGTCTGCTTAGTCTATTGTAAGGAGCGAAGGCGTTAAGATAATTAATATTTAATTGAGTTTCTGCTAAACCTTCGTTAGAATTATTCTCGACGTCTAATTCGTAATCTAATCCCAGTTTAACTCCACCTCTAGAAAATGAAACTTTCTTAAGGACGACTGGAGTATCATAATTCGCGCCGTTAGCATCAGTATTTAAAAGTTCTCCGTTAGAGAATCCATCTTGAGCGTATGAATTCGAATGAGAAACGGGGATAAAGGTATGAATAACGGAAAGAACATTCGATTTCGCTAAGTTATAAGTCTGAGTAGCGTCTCCAGAATTAATCACAGAGTAGAGCGAGGAGTAAGAGTTATAAGAGAAAGCACCAGAACCCGGAACGGATAACGCTTGGACTCCTTTATCATCGGGGACTAAATAATCCCCAGATAAAGAAACGTCTTTTACTTGAATAAAAGCGCCCGAACCATCGCTAGCGTTTGCACCTTTAAGGACTTGAGAATCGCTCGCTAATTCTAGATCTAAGGTTAAACCATTTACTCCATTTACAGAAAGAGGAAGAGGATTACCTCCCATTAACATACCACAATATAAAGGGATACTGAAGCGAACTTCGTTTCCTATGAGATTATCGCTCGCGCCTTGAACTGCAGTCGCTAAAGAAACGTTAGATTTTTCGCTCATAAAATCGTCTGGACTATGAGTAGAACTTAAAAGACTACAAACTAGACGACCATAATTTCGAATTGACTCTAAACTCTGGTTAGTTGCTTCACTGCTTAAAATTACATTCTTCCAAAGTGAATGAACTCCTAAACGAGAATTTAACTCGATAACGCTTGCTCCCGCTCCTCTTAAATTATTACTATCACCTAAAACTCCCGCGGAGGTTTGAACTCTAATAGTTCCGTTAAGTCTTACAGATGAAGGTCTTAAAAATTTTGCTTGACTTGGAACTGTTAAAGTTATAGTAGGATTTCCACCTCTGAAACTATAGGTATTATTAGAAGGAGGATTAGAAGGGAGTATTTCGAATTTTTCGACATTAACAATATTCGGAGAACTCATTTTATATATATAAACTAATATATTATTTTTTATTTTAATTTTTTTATTAATTTTTTATTGTGTTCTCATTTGTAATCGTAGATTAGAAAAAGGAACAGAAATCGATTTCGATTTATGTTCTCATTTGTGATTATCTACTAAATAAAATTCTTACAAATGGGAACATTTTAATTTCCGCTTGCTTCTACTTGATTACTCGCTGAGGTCATTCCATTTTTAACCATTACTCTTCTTAAACAATATACGTAATTATTAAATAATTTAGTATGAGCGCCCGCGTTATAATCGACTCTTACTGAAAGAGTATCGCCCGATAAATCCATAGTTCCGCCGTATTTAGAAAGACTTCTAGCGATTACGAAGTGTTTCGCGATTTTTTGTAAATTATGAACTTTTTCTCCTACATTAACAATCGCTTTCTGTAGTTCGCTAGTGTGAAGTGCTTCGTTTTTATTGCTTCCGTCTGCTACTGCTTGAGAATATCTATTAAGAGGAGCGAGACGTGATGGAAAGTGCTTAGAACCGTGAATAAATTCATAATTTACGGCGTTATCTGGAATACCCGTTAAACTAGATACTACAATATCTCGAGCGACATCGCTTCTTAAAGGGTGAATAAATACTGCTTTCGCTCTTTTTGCTAAAGTCGGGATCTGTGCTTGTAAAAGTCCGTTAGTGTTGCTCTGGTTATGTCTGTAAAGTTCATAAGTCATTATATCGAACTGAATACCGCCCGCAGATTGACTCGCCTTAAGTAATCCGTTGGCGTATCCTTCTGGAGGTTGCACCGACTGAACTAACATTTCGATATCATTTAATTTATATGAAGGTTCTGGGATTACTCTTGTCGCTACATTTGCTCCATCATTAGGAGAGAAGCACGTATGAGCGACCATTCTTTCGGCATATTTAATATATACTAAAGACCCGATAGCGTGGTCGTGAGCGAGTCCCGCTGCTGTGTTTCTGTTTGGAGTATAAGTTATTCCTAAGAGTCCTCCTACTGAAAAGAAACCATTAATAAATCCTAAAGATTCTTCATTAGTTAAAGCGGCGGCGTCGTCTGAGACGTATAACTGGTCGCCGATGTCGAAAGGGTGGTCGGCGATTGCTCTATCGGTTCTTACTGAAAACTGTCTAGCACCCGCACCGATTCCTCTTTGGTCGTCTCCCGCAGTTTTTCCCGCTACAGTTAAAGAAATTTTAGTTCCGTGAATTGTAGTTGAATCTCCTAATAGGTTAAGATATTGAAAAGCGCGCTTCATATCTTCCGTATCAATTGTAATTTTTAAACCATTCATCGCAGAAACTGGAAGAATTTTTCCTTGTTTGAAAATACCCGAATTAAGTTGTAATTGAATAGTAGGTTTATTAATTGGTCTCTGTGAGGTGTCGGGATTTGCATTGTCCGCTCCTCCCGCGATTTGTCTCGCTCCATAGTATAAATTAGCGTTTGCGACTGCGTCGCCTTCGTGTTTCATAAAACCTTCGAATAGTTCTCGTTTGTGCTGAATATTGTCTTGAGCGTTATAATTACTCATCATCGAATAATTAGCGTTATAGTCTTCATTCATCTCGATATTACTCTGATTATTTCCGTCTCTGTATTGAATATTACGGATTACCGCGTGTCCTCCGCAGTTTCGGTCTGGAACTACCATTCCTCGAACATTTTCGAGAACCATATTATACTTTAAATAAGTCTGATTAGGGTCAATAAAACCGACAAAAGAAGGGATATTAATTCTTACTTGATCGTTCTGGACTGCATCGCTCACGACATCGGGTTTTATGGCGATAGACTTCGAAGGAATATAAACTGAAGGATTATCTGCTTTAAACATATTTATATATATTTAGAAAATATATTTTTTTTCTAAATTTATTTTAATAAAAAATAATACATAATGAAAAAAAAATATATATTGTATCAAATGTTAATTTTATTTATCTTGAATAGATTACCTTCGGTTTATTCTCCAGAAGAGAGGATATTCAGTTCGACGAACTGCGAGAGATAATCTCTTAAAGTCTCGATTACTATCTTAACTTCTACGGGAGAATCGTCTAAAGGATTATTCTCGTTAAGATTATCTAAAAGTCTAACTATTCCGTAGCACGTAATTAACTCTTTTTTAAGTTGCATTAGTTC